GGAGGACACAGATGGCTGACCCAATAACTAACTCTGTAGTGGGAATAGCAGGTAAAGTACTTGGTAAATTCGTTGCAGATAAAAACTTAAAAATGCAACTTGAGCATGAACTCAAGACACAATTACAAACTGCTAACCTTGCACAAATAGAAGTTAACAAAGTAGAAGCTGCAAGTAAAAATTGGTTTGTTGCAGGATGGAGACCCTCAGTTGGTTGGGTATGTAGTCTAGCCATGATGTATCACTTTATACTTGCACCTATGATTCAGTTTGCTGTAGGTATTGCAGGTATTCAAGTTGAGTTACCTGAGTTTGATTTTAGTCAACTATCAACAATACTTATGGCTATGCTCGGAATGGCAGGACTTAGAACTTTCGAGAAGAAAGAAAAGGTTACAAAAGGTAACTAATGGAAAGACCTAAAACTATTCAAGACATAGTTGACCAATCCCTGAATATCTGGGAAGAATCAGAAGAAGATGAATGAAATTATTACATTAATAAATGATGTTGGCTTTCCTATTGCTATGACATTAGGACTGGGCTTTTTCGTATGGAAGCTACTAAACAAAATTATTAATGGAATGGAGCAGAAGATAGATGTCGTTGATGACAAAATCAATGAGAGTCTAACTGCTGTTGAAAAAAGACTGGATGCTAAATTGGATTCGCAGATGAACATTCTTGTTTCTCTCATAGACCGAGTACGTTCAGTTGATAACGAAATCATACGACAGGAAGTTTTTCTTAAAACTGCACTAGGAGCACCTCAACTTATTGAAAAAGATAAGATAGCTAAAGCACAGCAAAAAGATAAACGTAAAGATTAACAATTCCCTAAAGGAGAAAAAACATGGGACACGATACAGAAGAAGTCTGTATCTTATGCTTTAGTGTTTGGTTTTTAGCAGCATTCTTCTATGTTGCTTGGGCTATTTAAACACTCAATCATTTAGTACATCTAACTCAATTTGAAGTAAATTATGTAGGTTGGAAAGTTTATTTTTTCCAAGCCTAAGGACAGTTTTAATTATTTGATTTTCAGACTCGTCTTTAAATAATTTATCAACTTCATCCTCAGGCACTATTTTATACTCCGTAATAAGTTTGTGGTCTTGTGTTAAGACCACTTTAAAACTTACTAAGTTAGCTTCTTTCGGCTGAGACATTTTCTTCCTCCAGATTTGCAAAGGTTACTTTATCTTGTCTTCCTCTCAAACCTGCTTTCATGTAAGCTGTAGCTCTTCCCTCAAAGAAATTTTGGTGTTCTACTCCCATGACTTCATCTAACCAACCAAGAGGATTCTCTTTCTGGTCATAGTTAGTTTTAAGTCCTAGTTGTAGTAATCGTCTATCTGCTATGTATCTATTGTAAGCATACATATCTTTTTTAGTTAATCCTTGTAAGTCTCCCATCTCAAACACTAAGTCAAGAAACTTATCTTCAAGCTTAACCATCTGTCTGCATATGTCGTATATCTCTTTTTTAAATTTATCAGTCCAGATATCTAAGTTTTCTTGGATAAACTCTCTAAATAATTTAGTCATGGCTTCAACATGCATTGACTCATCTCTTATAGAATAGGTAACAATCTGACCCATACCTTTCATCTTTCCGAACCTTGGAAAGTTTAACAAGATTGCAAAGCTGCTAAACAACTGAAGACCCTCTGTAAAAGCAGAGTATACTGCTAGTGTTTTAGCTATACTTTCTTTATCTCTTCTAGTTGTTTTTATGTTGCTAATGTAGTCATGTTTATCTGCCATCTCTTCATACTCTGCAAAAGCTTTATACTCTAGCTCAGGCATACCTACTGTATCTAACAACAAACTATAAGCATGTTGATGAATAGATTCCATGTTAGCAAAAGAACCCATCATCATTCTTGCTTCTGGCTTCTTAAATATTCTCATGTATCTGTCTACATAGCCAGAACCTACATCTACGTCAGACTGTGTAAACAACCTGAATATCTGAGTTAATAAATTCTTTTCATTATCTGATAACTCTTGCCAATCTTTGACATCTGTATGTAGTGGTACAGACTCCGGCATCCAATGCATCTGATTCTGTAATACATAATAATCAAACATCCAAGGGTTATCAAATGGTTTGTAATAATCTCTTGTCCCTAATAAACTCATAATTCTCCTAATAATTTTGTTTTAAAGTTCTTAATTTATCCTCTGCAGCAGCTAATTGTTCTACTAAAGTATCTGCCGACTCAACAATATTTGGATGTTCTGCGACACCTACTTTATTATCTAAATAGTTTTCTAAGTTAGCTTTTGCTTCCATTATCTGAGCTTCGTATTTAGCTTTTAGTGCTTCATAAAGCTTAGTACCAGAATATATACTCATAATTATCCCTCGCAACTAATACATTCAACTTCGTCTAGTTTTATTCTAGGTACTTTAATGTTTACATTCTCTGCTGCTCTCGCTGCATCTGACCTAAAATAATATAAAGACTTTAATCTATTCATGCCATACCAATGTACATCATTTACGTATTGCATATAATCATCATGAATATCTTGTTCTTCAGTAGCTTTTGGCAACGTAAAGAAAAGATTAACACTTTGACTTTGACAAACAAACTCTTGCCTTTTGTAAGCATGTTCTATAATCCAAATCTGATTTATCTCATTAGCGGTTTTAAATAACTCTTTTTCTTTTTCATCTAATATTTCTAGATGTTGAACAGAGCCATTGTTAGCTGAGATATCTTTCCAAACTTTTTCAAGTTCTTCTCCTTTCAAACCGTTTGAACGAAAAACCTTGTCAAGATATTTATTCTTAACTTGGTAACTACCTGATAAAGTTTTATGAGTATAAGTGTTAGCTCTAAAAGGTTCTATTGACGGAGACGTTCCACCACATATGATACTGCTACTAGCATTAGGAGCAATAGCAAGAAGATGAGCATTCCGCATACCAGAATTAACAACATCAGGAGCTTCGCCACGTAACTCAGCAAGTCTCTTAGATGCTCTAGTAGAATAATCTTTGATGTGTTTAAACGCTTTATAGTTGAAGCTAGTAGCGAATAAACCTTCAAAAGGTATTCCTTTGCTCTGTAGATAAGAATGGAAACCCATCGCTCCAAGACCGATAGACCTTTCACGATAGGCTGAATAAGCTGCTTTTGTAAACCCTTCTTTACCTTCCTTAACATAGTTTTTAAACCTTTTATAATTAGCATTATACTCTCCTAATTGAGATGTGTCAACTGCATTGTCAATAAAATGTTGTAAAATATTATCAAGCATATTAACTAAATCAGAAATAAACATTTCATCTTTTGACCACTTGTCAAAGTGTTCTAAATTAACACTAGATAAACAACATACTGCGGTTCTCTCTTCGTTAGTAGGAAGAGTAATCTCAGAGCATAAGTTACTTTGTTTTATTTCTAATCCTAAATCTTTCTGTTCTTTTGGTAAAGCCTCATTACAAGTGTCAATGTTTACCATATATGGCTCACCTGTTTCTGCACGTGCATAGATTATTTGCCACCACAAGTCTCTAGCTTTAACTATTTTAACAGCCTCTCCTGTTTTAGGGTCTACTAATCTCCAGTCTGCATCTTCTTGTACAGCTTGTAAAAATTCATTAGTTATATTTATACCGTTGTGTAGGTTTAAACACTTTCTGTTTATGTCTCCACCAGACTCTTTTCTCATGTTGATAAACTCTTCTATCTCAGGATGAGAGATATCCATATAAGCTGCATAACTACCACGTCTAGTTACACCTTGATTAAAGGCTAACATTTGAGAATCAACAACATGAATAAATGGTATGCTTCCTGTAGAGCGACTACCATTAGAGGTAGAGATACCGTTACTTCTTATGTCTCCCCAGTATCCTCCGATACCACCACCTGAACTTGCTAACCATATGTTTTCATCATAGTGGGATGACAAACCATCTCTACTATCAGGAACATAATTTAAAAAGCAACTAATAGGAAGACCACGACTTGTACCACCATTGCTAAGTATAGGAGTACTGAACATAAACCAAAGGTCAGAGCTATAGTTGTAAAGTCTTTGTGCTAATTCAAAGTCTGTCTCGCCTTTAAAAGTAGCCCCAAAAACTGCAGCTCTAGCAAAAGCTTCTTGAGCATGAGTTTCATCATCCCAGAAGTATCTGTCCTTCAGTGTGTCTAAACTAAATTTATCTAGCTTCTTTTCTTTATCGTAATCTATTACTATCCCTAGATAAGGTTTAGTTCCTACTTTATCTTCAACCATCTTTTAATTCTCCATGTAACATTGTAGAGTTGTATATTTCTGAGCCATCTTCCATTATTAATTTTAAATATGGTCTAACTCCAGACTTAAATTTACCATAGTCTGTATGTTCTATCTTAACTACTTTCTTTTTGTCTATGTACATTCCGACTTCTACTGTCTCGAATCCTGTTGTTTTAACGCTCATTATCTACCTCCTGTTCTAAATATATATTAATAATTGCGTAGTGAATAATTTTTTGTAAGTCTTTTATATTTTTACCATTTTTCTTTCCATATCTCATAGCGTACTTCATAATGTTGCCAATACAAAAGCCCTCGCCATGACCGGAATCAATAATCATATCTGTTGCCTGATACTTACCATTACCATAATGTTGATTATAAGTTAAATCAATATAGTCTTTAATATCTTTTAATATTTTATCTTCATTGAATTTATATTTAATCATTTATATTTTCCAAAGTAGCATCAGGGTTTTGTTTTATTTTTTTATAAAACCATCTATAAGAGTAAGCACTCAACATAAATTTATTATTCAAGTAAACGTGTGTTTGCTCAGGTAAAAACTCATGTAAATTTTTTTCATTAATTTTCTTAGAGTCTTCTCCTTCTGGAGTCATACTTCTAATCCAATCAATTAATAATTGTTTAGCTTTTTTACGAAGCTTTCGTGCTTTTTTTCCATTCA